AGGTTCTCGCGGAATTTCTCAGCCGAAGACCGGGCCTAATCGAGCCGAGACAGGAACGGCACCGCCGAGTCCCCCGCCTCAAACAACTCCGCCGACGACTTCGCGTTCTTGAGAACGTTCTGGAACACCTCCGTGGAGGTGCGAAGCTTCTCCTGAGCGACCGACAACCCCACGACCGCCGCCGTGGCTGCGACCATCGCGATGCCATATGGACCCGTCAGGAACTGCCACATCGACTGCAAAGCGGCCTTCGACGACGCCCCAGTGATGCTCAACGCCTCAAGAGCAACCTTCATTTCTGCGATCTTCGGAACGGCGAGTAGCGCGCCACCCCCGAGAAGAGCCACCACACCCACCGTCCCAGTCAGAGCAGCAATGACGCCCTGCACAGGATCAGGAAGATCGGACAAGAACCCCGAGAAGCCCGCCACAGCATCCGCAGCGTCCGAAATGGCGGGAAGGAAGACCTCGCCGAACTCGATAGCCACATCCCGCACAGCGTTACCCGCGACGGTGATCTTCGCCTCAGTGGTCTCATACCTTTTTGCAGCCTCGTCGGCGAGAGCGGTGTTCTCCTCCCACGCCGCCGACCCCAATTGGAGTGAGTTGCGGAGAAGGTCACCGGAGTTCGCCATACCAAGCAGAGCCTGAGAGACCCGAATGTCGGTCTGGCCAAGGTTGGAGAGCGTCTGAAAGACGTCGCCACCCTCGGCGTTGATGCGACCCAACCCCTCAACGAACGTCGCGATAGCCTCGGCCGGAGCCTGCTTGAACGCCGCCTGGAAATCCGAAGAGGACATGCCCGCGACCTTCGCGAACTCGTCCAGCTTCTCCCCACCGTTCGACACCGACATGGCGATGTCGGTCATGATCCGCGAGATCGCCGAACCACCGGCCTCAGCCTCGATGCCCACGGACGCGAGAGCGTTCGCGAACCCGAGAACCTGAGCCTCGGTCAGCCCAACAACCCTTCCCGCGCCAGCAATGCGCTGAGCCATCTGGATGATGTCGCGCTCCGTCGAAGCGCCGTCGTTACCGAGGGCGACGAGTGCCGCGCCGAGGTTGTCGACATCTTCAGGGGTGGTCTGCATCACGTTCATGAGCTGCGCGATCGACGTGGCAGCCTCATCGGCCGTCAGGTTCGTCGTCTCCGACAGGTCGATCATCGTCTTCGTGAAGTCGACAACATCCTCGCGAGCCACACCGAGCTGACCGGCCGCCTCAGCGACCGCCGCGATCTCCTGGTGCGTCGCCGGAAGCGTCTGCGCCAGAGAGCGAAGCCCGTCCTCGAGCTCCGCCATCTGCTGCTCGTTGCCATCGACCGTCTTAGTGACACCAGCCCAGGCCGTCTCCCAGTCGACAGCGGCCTTGACTGACAGGGCGGCGATTGCGGTGAGCGCTGTACCGGTGAGGACGAGGCCCTGACCGACGCGCTCAAACGCTTCCTTCTTCTGCGCCAGCTTCTCCGCCTCAGTGCCGACAGTGCGGGTAGCGCGTGCAGCTTCTAGCATTCCCTTCTCGTAGTCAGACACCTGCGCGGCCAGGCGCACCTTCACAACGCGTTCGGACACGAAGCACCTCCAAGGCCGCGGGGCACCGGTATGATCCGGGCATGCGGAAGAAACTGATTGCGGTAGTGGGCGCCGGCGTGCTGCTCACCGGATGCAGCGGGGCTACCCCAGAAGCGGAGAGCAGCCCAGCGGTTTCAGAGACAACCGCCTCCCCCTCGACCGCCTCGAAGTGGGACGACATGACGTTCTGTGAGGCGTTCGAAGACCAGCGATCGGCCTACCAGGACGCTTTCGACAATCAAGAGGCCGTTCACGTCTCTGAGCTCGCCGCTGAGTTCAACGAATGGTCGGACAAGTTGAAGATTTCCGCTCCCGTCGAAATGGCAGAAGACGTGGCAACGTTCACAGCGCCGATCTACATGACCGAATCGGCGACGGTTTCGTTGATCGACGTCTTCGCCGCCGGCAACTCCATCGGTAGGCACTGCATCATGGGTGACTAGTCCCGCATCTGCACGCGCCACAACGTGTCGTGCATCGCTTCCTTGCCCCACCGCTTCTCGTAGGCGTCCTGCTCACGCCGCAGCTTCTTCACCGCGAAGTCGGTGATCGGTAGGGGGACCGTGAACGCATCCGCGTTGGCCGGGTCTGTCGCCTCCGTGAGCTTGATCCCGGTCGAACTGCGCGGCGCGTTCTCTTCACGACGGGACGCGAGCAGAAGCGCCACCTCGCGCGGCGTGAAGCGAGATTCAGTGACCGACACGGACAGCACTTCCCCGTCAGCCCCGAGAGTGATCGTCTTCGGCGTCCACCCGTGCAACTCTCGCAGCGTGACGCCGAGTTCTCGGGCTAGCTGCGCTTCTTCTTCCGCGAGCCCGGTGAGGCTTTTCCCGCGTCGGCGACCAACCGTTCCGGCGTCCGCTCATGAGCCGCCCACATGGAAGCGGTGATGTCATCCAGGCCGGTCTTAGTCAACCGGGCGTAGACCTTCGGCCACACCGAGTATTCATTACCCTCAGCGTCTGTGCGGGTCAGGCTGACGACGTTATCGCCGTCGATCAACACCACATCCGTGTACGCAGCGGCGACCGCATCCACGTTGTAACCAAGATTCAGATCCTGGCGAACATCCGAACGGGGCGGATGCTTCAAAGTCAGCGCCCGCCACTCGGTACCCGACATGGGCATGTAGCGGACCCCTATGACGCGACCGCCGAGCGTGACGTCCACGAGTTCTGGTTCACGATTCTCGACCAGCTCGTCCGCCTTCGCGAGCAGCGCATCAAGGTCGAAGTCTTCGTTCTTCATTCTCACCTCTCACCGGCTTCTCACCACAGGGAAGAGCCGGGGCGGGATGGGTGAGGGCATCCCGCCCCGGGGCTTGGTCACGCGACGATCGCCACTTCCGTCAGAACCTCGCCAGTGATCTCGGGGATCATCTGCTTGGCGAGCTCCGTGTTGGCAGTCGGGGGGACGTCGGTCGACGTCCCAATCCGCACGGGGATGATCGCGTTGATGATGTCGCCGGCCGCGAACACGTGGTCGTTCGGGTAGCCAAGCACCTGCGCGAATGCGCCCTTGGTGCCCTTCGCCCCCAGCACGAGCTCGGCATCAGTCGGCTCCTCGCGGTTGTAGACGTAACGCGTGGTGAGCGTGTAGTCCTTCGTTCCCTCAAGCTTGAGGGCCTGTGCGAGGGTGTACCGCGTCGATGTGATCGAGTTGATCGTCACCGCGAGGTCGAAACCGTCGCCAGTGAGTCCGTACGTAACGCGCTTGTTGGCCACGTTGTTCATGTCTGCGACCGTGGGGGCGCCGCCTTCATAGCCGGGAAGCCAGACCACGATGCCGTGGCCGTCGCTTGCTGTGCCCTTCTGTACCGGTTCGTTCATTTCTTCTCCTTGAGGGGATGCCCCTCGGAGGGGCTACGTACCCGGAGCCGGGGCGGTGTCCGGGCGTGCAAAAGGCCCGCACCTCCAGGTACGGGCCTTCGCAGGATTATGGGGGACTACTCGGCGGGCTTTACCGAGGCATTCGCGGCCGGCTTCGCCGACTCCACCACTTCGTAGTCGTCGGGGTATCGCTCAGCCAGACGCTTATCCACCAGGAACTGCTTCCGCTTGCCCTTCGAAGCACGCACATTCACAAGCTCAGCCATCAGGCCCTCCTTGATTCGAACTCAAAACTCAGATCGAGGTAATGCAGGTCGGTCACGCTGTCGTAGCGGCCCCTGCCCTCTTCAACACCCCGCACCAGTGACACCGGCTCGCACCGACGACCAGGCACCGCGGGCATCTTGCCAATCAGCGACATCACGGAATCCGCGAGCAATAGGAGTCCTTCAGCATCGACAGCCACAACCCGCACGTCATACCTGTACGTCGCGGTCGAATCGACCGCCTGCCGTGCAAGGAAACGGCGATCATCGAGCTCGGTCGGCGCATCAGGAAACAGCACCACATAGTTCGCGCGGACCGGCTGACCATTGGTCACCCGCACGTTTGCGAACACCTTGTTCGACAGCACCGAAACCGCCATCAGAAGTGCCTTGAACGCCAAGAAATGAGCAAGCATCACGCCCCCAGTTCATCTGCAATGGCTTCGAAGGCTGCAAGTTCCAGACCTTCGAAGAACTCGGGCTCGTTAGCTTCGAGGGCGTCACGGCCCGCATGGTGCACAGGGCCATCCACACCACCCGCGTTCTGCGGGTCATCCAAGAAACCTGCCGACGCGCCGGGAGTGCGCCCCAGCACAGGACCGATCTCGCTCTCGATAGTTCCGCCGGGAAAGTGGATGTCAAAGCTGATGGATGCGGCGTAGGAGTCCGCATACCCGTCCGAAATCTCAGCGCCCTGCTTCCAGTCCTCTACGAGTCGGAGGCTGGTTCGCTTGAGCGACTTCTCTACGAGGCGATTTGCAGTCGGCGGGACTTTGCGCATGTCTGCCTCAAGCCGACCAATCTCGGAGAAGTCGTCGCTCACGACAACTCCTCGAGGGGGTAGCGATAGGCGCTCACCTGCCCTGCGGGCGCCGCACCAGAGATCTTGAAGCGACGACCCACCAGCAGCGGATCCGTCGAACCCACGCACTCCACCTCGTCGTCGGTGAAGAACCGGGCGGTACCGAACGGCACAGACAGGTACGGTTCCTGCATCGCCACAGGAGATCCAGTCGCCTGCGAGTTCGACACCTCACGCGACCCCCAGCGGATGCGGGCCATGCCCGCGTCTGGGCCTGTATCGCCTTCAGCCGGGTAGCGCTGTTCAACGACCACTCGCGTCGGCTCACCAGTGGCAGGATCTGTGCCGTCACGGAAGCTTCCGACTACCACCGATTCGGACATGCGGGAGTCGGCCATCTGATGGCTCCTTGCCAGCATCCGTGCACCACGCATGACGCCTCCTAGTACCAGGGGAAGTAGACGTTGGGCGTATCGGTGGGCACCCATCCTGTCGCGGTAGGGGTCTCCTGCCGCGTCGTCGAGACGACACCTAGACCGCTGGAAGCCGCGGCCCGAAACGGTGCCAGCATGCGGCGTTCCGAGGCGGTGAGATAGGCGCCGGCCTCGTCGACCTTCCAACCCTCCGTGTAGTCGTCCACACCGCCACGCGTCTGAGCGTTGCGGTTGTCAAAGACACGCGAGGCGCAGTACAACGTGACCAGCTTCACGTCTTCCGGCAGAGGATCCACGAGTTCGCCCGCTTCGTCGAGCCACGTCCGCCCTGATTCGCGACGAACCAGGGCGGACGCGATGCGAAGACACATGGCCGCCCGCTTACCCTCAACTGTCGAAGAGTCGATGCTCTCGCCGAGCCAATCAGCGAGTTCACTGACCGTCGCGAGGGTTACAGGTGCAGCCATGTGCTTCTCCTTACGGCGCGAGCGAGACCGAAACAGCCCGGTCGGCGTCAAGCGTGGTCGCACCGAAGAAGGTGTCGACAACGCTCTGGTCCTCGAGCTGAAGCGGGTTGTAGTGCTGGATCCAGCGGAGCGCGTAACCGTCCTGAGCCACCGCAGCCGAGAACGCAGCACCATCGGGCTGACGCGACGGACGGGTAACGTGAGCGAAAGCGTCACGGTGGTACGCCACGCCGAAGTCGCTCGGCAGGGTCGGGTCGGCAACGATCGTGAAGCCGAAGAGGCGACCAATGGTCGCGTTGCGGAGCACATCCGAGGAACCAGACTCGTTGACCTTCTGCAACAGGGTGTCGGAGAGGATCGCGGCCTCGATGTCCGACCCGACAGCGAACCAGCGGTCGGCGGCGGGGATCTTGCGCTCGTTGAGCACCTGACGCGCCTTGATGAGCACCTGACGGATGTTGGAGCCGTCCGGAGCAACTGCCGGGATCGAAGCGTCCGTGACGATGGCCGTCATCTGTGCGATGAGCGGCGCCGCAAGCGCGTCGACCACGGACTCCGCCTGCGGACGAAGAACCTGACGAGTCATGTCCTCGAGGGTGAACGTAGCGAAGTCGTCGGGAAGACGAACCGCGTTGTACACCTGGTTCTCAAGCGTCACAGGGAACCACTCCTGCGTGATGTCGTTGAACTGGATCGGGTCACGAGCAGTCCGGTTTGCCTTGGTGTAGACCTTCGCGGTGCCGGCCGAGATGGGGCCGAGAACGTTGACGGTCTGACCACGACCAGCGACAAACTCGTTCGAGAAGTCCTGGCGGACGGTGCGAGGCAGGTTGGTGAGGTAGCGCAGCGACGTGAGCGTTGCTCGCGCGGCCTGCGTCGGATTGAAAAGAGTGATAGCCACAGTGGGCCTCCTTTAGTGCGTTCGGTGCACCACCGTGGCGGTGCCTAGCTGTTGAAGACGCGTTCGACGACCTTCTCCACGTCAATGTCGGCGCTCCCTGACGGGTCGCCCGGGCTGCGAAGCTTCTCCTTGGGGCGCTGAGTAGGAGGCTGCTTGGAGCCGAAGAGCTCCATAAGCTCCTCCGCGTCCTCCAGGATCTCTTCCTCGGTGGTCCCCGTG